TTGGGAAGCTAATGGTGCTCCTTATGGCAACACAACTTTGGTTGATTAATGGGTGTTTATTTTGGTCAATGGGGTGAAATAGCCCTTAAAAGAGATACGCTTCAATCTGCTTTGCAGACGAAGTTAGATCCTTATGACGTAAATACATCAACAAAAAGATTTAGTGTTGACCATAGTTCTGGTTCGTTAATAACTGGAGATGAAGTAGAAATAGAAACGGCTGATGGTTCAACACTTGAATTAGTTAACGGTCATAGTTATCCAGATGGAAAATGGTTTATTAATGTTGATCAGGTAGGTGGTATTCGTTTATATAGTTCTTTTGCTGCTGCAATAGAAGGTGGGCAATCAAATGCTTTAACTCTTGTTGCTCCTAGTTCTTCAAAAGATATTTTAATTCGTACCAGAAACGAAAGATTTAGACACGTAGCAGGTGTTAGAGAATTTGAAATGACAACGAGTAGAGAGCAAGTTGATTTAACAAATCTTGGAGATGAGTTTAGGAATCAATATGAGGCTGGCTTAATTAGTGGTCAAGGATCAATGACTTGTATCTGGGAGCATGATTATGACACAGGAGATAGGGTTAATGAATACGGAACAGATCCAGAATTTCCATTTTATTTAGCTCAATTGCTGGTTCGTACTCAGCAAGGGTCAGATTTTGATGGATTATTTTATATTTACCGTGATCCTGATAATTCAAAGAAAAATGTCTTTTATGAAGCCAATTGCATTATTACTAATATTGCTGTAACGGTGTCTGTGACTGAGGTTATAGAGACAAGAATAGAATTTGTAACAAATGGAGTGATTAGTTTAAAGACAGGAGATACACCAGGATTCTTGTTACAAGAAAACGCAGATAAGATATTACAAGAAAATCAGAGTCGCATATTGCTCGAACAGGTTTAAACTGCTGATATTGGTATTTAGTTAGTCGGCAATGGCAGATCTCAAGATCACTACTTTACCTGCTTTAGCAGAAGCAGGGATTCAAGCAACAGACCCATTAGCCATTGCTGATGTCAGCGCAACAGAGACCAAAAAGGTAACTGTTAAAGATCTTATTGCTGCTGGTGTTGCGTTAATTGATGACGGAGACATACCTGCTGCAAAGGTTGGAACATTAGGCACGAACCAAGTAGCAACTGCGGCAATACAAGCTAATGCTGTTACTGCTGCCAAGATTGCAAGTGGAACGATAACTGCAACAGAAATAGCAGATGCAACGATAACTGGAGCGAAGTTAGTTAACGATACTGTTACTGCGACACAGATAGCTGCTAATGCGATAACTGCTTCTGAGTTGGCTGATAATGCTGTAGATACTGCTGCTATCGCTGCAAATGCCGTAACAACTGCAAAGATCACAGATGCAAATGTTACTTATGCAAAGTTAAGTCTTAGTGATGGAGATATTCCTGGGGCAAAGATCGCAACAGGTGGAATTACAGCGACACAATTAGCAGCAAACTCCGTAGCTGCTTCTGAACTTGCTGACGATGCGGTTGATACCGCAGCCATCGTTGACGGTGCTGTAACAGCAGTAAAGATTGCAACGAATACAATTACTGCTAATCAAATAGCTGCAAATGCTATTGGTGCTAGTGAGTTAGCAGATAACGCTGTTGATACGGCTGCCATTGTTGATGGAGCTGTAACTGCTGCCAAGCTTTCTGGGACATTAGGTAGTAGCTCTATTGCTGATAGTGCGGTAACAACTGCCAAGATTGCTGATGACGCTGTTACAAGTGCCAAACTTGCAGCAAACGCTGTTGATGCAGCAGCTTTAGCGGATAACGCTGTTGATTCTGGAGCGATAGCTAGTAATGCCGTTATTGAAGCAAAAATTGCTGCAAACGCTGTAACTGTTACCAAAATTGCTGATGGCACGATTACACCAGCAAAGTTAAATACTTCTAATCTGGATCGGTCATTAAATGTAGCTAGTGGAAATCTTGGAATTAATAACACAATTACTGCTGCTACTCGTTCAGGAATCACATATAACGCTCAAGGATTAATTACAGGAACAGTTGCTCTTGCTGCTGGAGATTTACCTGTTGCTACTACATCTGCTGTTGGTGGTGTTTCTGTTGGGACGGGTTTAAGTGTTAGTGGAGCAGGTGCATTATCACTTGCTAATAGTGTTACTGGAGCAACAGTTAGTGGAATAACTTTTAATAATCAAGGAATGATTACTGCTGCTACAGCATTAGTAGCTGGTGATCTTCCTGTTGCTACGACAAGTGCTAAAGGTGCAGTACAAATTACATCTGGAGGAGGTTTAACTGTTGATGGTTCAGGAAATCTAATAACTTCAACAAGTGGAGTTAGTGCTGGTACTTATCAATCGGTTACTGTTAACAATAAAGGTGTAATCACAGCAGGGGCAGCATTAACAGCAGGGTTAATTCCTGATCTTGCTGCTAGTAAAATAACAAGTGGAAGTCTTGATGCGGCAAGGATACAAAATGATTCTATTGATGGAAGTAAATTAAGTAATTCTTCAACAGCAATATTCCAGTCAATAGCCCAAAGTGGTTATCCCACTGCTCAGTTTTCAGGACAAATTCTCTTTGATACTGTTTCTGAAGATGCCTATATCTGGGATGGAAACGCTTGGCAAGCGATCACCACATTAACGAAAGGCTCCTTGGTCTTTGGTGGAAATTTCAACGCAAACACAAGTAAAATGACGGCGTGTACCTCCGCAGGATTAGCGGCTGGTTTAGCAGTTGGAAGTAACTTACCTACACCTTCAGCAACAACAGATGGTTTATATGTCGTAGTTGATACTGCTGGAACGCCTTCAGCTCCAGCTCCAGTTGTCGCATTTTCTCCTCCTGATTACATTCTTGGAGTTACAAATAGTGCTGGGTCATCATGGAACGAAATTGATCTTTCTCAAACAGTTGCAGGACAAGTTGCATCTAATATTACATTCACACCTTACGGTCAATTAAGTTCAACTAACGTGCAAGATGCACTTCAAGAATTAGAGACAGAAAAACTAGCACTTGCAGGTGGTACTATCACAGGTCAGGTATTAATTGGTAATACTGGAAGCCTTGTATTTGAAGGATCTACGATTGATGCTTATGAGACAACAATAACAGTTGCCGATCCAACATCATCAGATAAAACTATTACTTTTCCAGACACAACTGGAACAGTAATTACAAGTGGAGATACAAATACAGTTACATCAACAATGGTTGATGCAAGCTTAGTCAATGCGAATTTAGCTGCTGGAGCTGCGATTGCTTTTAGTAAACTAGCTGCTTTAACTTCTGCTCAAATCCTTGTAGGTAACGGATCAAACGTAGCTACAGCAGTAGCAGTTACAGGAGATATTTCTATTAATAATGCAGGACTTACAGCTATTGCTGCTGGAGTCATTGTTGATGCTGATATTTCTGGATCTGCTGCAATAACAGGATCAAAGATTGCTACTGGAACGACAAGTGCCGTTGGTGTCTTGCAACTAACTGATAGTGCAACATCTACTTCTGCTACGACTGCTGCTACTCCTGCTGCTGTAAAGATTGCAAAAGACGCTGCTGATGCTGCTGCTACAACAGCTAATGCTGCCTTGCCTAAAGCTGGTGGCACGATGACAGGTAACTTGATTCTTGATAACGCAAAAGAATTAAGGCTAAGTGAAGGTGATAGTGACGGAGCTAATTACACAGGCTTAAAAGCACAAGCACAATCTGGAGATATAACACTTACTCTTCCTGCTGTTGCTCCTACTGCTGGTCAGGTTCTTAAAGCTAATGCGTCAACACCTACGACTTTGGAGTGGGGAACTGATAGTGCAACTGACGCAACAAAAATGCCTCTCGCTGGTGGCACGTTCACAGGAGATGTCACTTTTACTGGGGACAGTTCAAATGGGTTATGGGATAAGTCAGCGAGTGCGTTTGTTGCAAACTTAACTGGAAATGTTACGGGTAATGTTTCTGGAAGTGCTGCAACGGTTACGGGTGCTGCTCAATCTGCAATCACTTCTCTTGGAACGCTTACGGATTTAGATGTTTCAAGTACAAGTACTTCTGTTATTGCAGGAACTTCTAATACTAATGTTTTATCAGTAAGAAATACGACGGAAGGAAATGGAACTGTAGGAATTTTAATGAGTACTCAAAACCATGCAAGTGGTAGAGAGAAAGCTGGAATATTCCATGTAGAAACAGCGGGTAGTGCCCATTACAAAGGTGATCTTGTATTTGCCTTAAACAGTGCTAATGGTTCTGCAACTCAAGTAAGCACAGCCGATGAAAGGATGCGGATTACAAGTGCGGGAAAGGTTGGTATTGGAACGACAACTCCTGATACTAAATTACATGTTCATAATGGTTCTGCTGGAAGTATTGCGGCTCATGCTAATGCAAATCTAACAATTGAATCTAGTGCTAGTGATTATAGTATCTTACAATTTTTATCTCCTGCAACGGCAACACAACAAATAAGATTTGGAGATCCTTCTGACAATGGTGCTGGATATATTCAATATAATCATTCATCAAACGCATTAGTTTTTGGAGCCAATGGCCCTGCAAGGATGCGGATTGACTCAAGTGGTCGGTTGTTGGTTGGAACCAGTACAGACCAGCAAGGTACTGGTGCTCTACTACAAGTAGCGGCAACTGCTGGAACAGCAGCATTGAGCGCAAATAGATATACAAATACTGCCGATGGCCCTTCTCGTCTTTATCTTTTCAAATCTAGAGGTACTTCTATTGATGCACAAACTATTGTTCAAGATGATGATGATATAGGTGAAATTGTATTTCATGCCTCTGATGGAACAGATGCAACTCAAGCAGCATTGATAAGAGCAGAAGTTGATGGAACACCAGGAAACAACGATATGCCTGGACGTTTAAGCTTTCATACAACAGCCGATGGAGGACATACACCAACCGAACGGATGCGGATTGATTGTCGGGGACTTGTTGGAATAGGAACGACAAGTCCTGATTACAACATGGAAATTGTTGGGGCTAATCCTGTCCTAACTATTAGAGATACAGAGACATCACAAGGAAGTGCTAACGCAAGATTACGATTAGCTGAAACTGGTAGTTCTGATTCTTTAGACAACTATTGGGATGTTGCTATTGACGGACAAGAGTTAAAAATCATAGAAGGTAATAAAACCTCATCTACAGCAGATACAAGATTAACGATTGCTACTGATGGAAACGCCACGTTTGCTGGAACGGTATCAGACAGCAAAGGTAACCTGCGTTCTATTCCTTCTGCTGTAAAAAATTCACAACACGCACTTGTAGCCTCGGATGCTGGTAAATGTTTACTTAGTTCATCTGGTGGTTTAGTTGTCAATAATTCAATAATGTCTGCGGGAGATGCAGTTACGTTTATAAATAATAGTTCTTCAGATATGACAATTACTATTAATGGAACAGGTAGTGGCCTTTCACTTTATAACGGTGCTACTGGTGTGTCAGGAAATAAAACTTTATCTGCAAAAGGAATGGCTACTATTTGGTTTGCTGGTGCTGATACTGGTTTTATCTCAGGAGCAGGGTTAACAGATGCTTAATCAATTACACCTACTAACTAACACACACGGAGGTTATTAATTATGAGTCCTATTCAACAAATGCTTTTAGGTGTAGGTGGTGCAAAAACTACTTATCTTGACGACGTATTTAATACAGATGTTTATGAAGGGACGGGATCAACTAGATCACTTGTAAATGGAATTAATTTAGCAGGTAAAGGCGGTGCAGTTTGGGTAAAAAATAGAGAGGCAAATGATAACAATTGGTTGTTTGCAGATGCTATTGGGGTTGGTACTGGTATGAGAGTTAATAGTACTGGCGCAGCATGGGGTTTTGGTAACCCTGGTATGACTTCATTTAATAGTAATGGTTTTACGGTAGGTACTCATGATGGAGTTAATGCTGATGATGAAAAATTAGTCGCTTGGTCTTTCAGAAAAGCTAAAGGATTTTTCACAACTTGTACATGGACAGGGAACGCAACTAATAGGACTATTTCACATGACCTGGGCTGTATCCCTGGCATGATTTGGATAAAACGTAGAGATGTTGCAACTGATTGGATGGTTTATCATCGTTCATTAAATGGTAGTAATACTCCTTCTGCAAATCGATTACATTTAAACACAACTGTAGGGGAAGCAGCAGCATCTACTGTTTTTAATGATACTGAACCCACGTCAACCACGTTTGGTCTTGGTACGCATTATGACGTTAATGGAAATAATGGAACATTTATAGCTTATTTATTTGCAGGTGGTGAAGCTAACCTTGCTTCTGTAAGCGGTGCTAGATGTGTTGTTTTTGACGGAGGTAGTGACGGTAATAGTGATTATTTAGAAATTCCCAATAGTAGTGATTTTTCGTTTGGTTCTGGTGACTTTACTGTTGAAGGATGGTTTAACCTTAATTCAACCAGTTCTGCACAATCAATTATAGGTGTTTGGGATTATGAAAATAGTCAAAGATCTTGGCTTATTGAAGCTAATAATGCAGGTGGATTAGCATTTTTAGCTAGTCCAAATGGAAGTAGTTCGACTGATACAATAGGAAGTAATTGCGTTTATCCTGGTCAATGGACTCACTTTGCAGCCGTAAGAAATGGGAATACTTTAAGACTATTTGTTAATGGTACACAAGTAGCTACCAATAGTTTTACTGGAAGTCTATATGACAATACAAATGATAAATGTTATATCGGAATACTTAACGGTTCACCAAATCCAGTAGCAGGAAAGCTTAGTAATATTCGAGTAGTAAAAGGAACAGCAGTTTATACCTCATCATTTAGACCACCAACAGCACCATTAACAAACATAACTAACACTAAACTTCTTTGTTGTAATCACGAAAATAGAGATGGTTCAACAGTAACGCCTGACACAATTACTGCTGAAGGTAATCCAGTAGCAAGATATTTTAGCCCCTTTGACGACCCAGCAGGCTTTGTTTTTGGAGACAATGAAGAAGGAATAGTTAAGGTTGGTAGTTATATTGGAAATGGTTCGACCACAGGACCAGAGGTTTTCTTAGGACATGAACCCCAATGGCTCATGATAAAGCGTATTGATACAGGTGAAACTTGGGATATATATGATTCAATGCGTGGAATAGTAACAGGTGGAAATGATCAAACTTTAAGATCTGACAGTAGTGCCTCAGAATATGGATATGACAGGTTGAGTTTAACTCCGACAGGTTTTCAAGCGATGAATGATAACAACCACACTAATGCAGATGGAGGAACGTATATTTATCTTTCTATCAGAAGACCAGATGCATACGTTGGCAAGCCTCCCGAACTTGGTACGGATGTATTCGCTATGGATACGGGTAATAGTTCTTCAACTATCCCTTGCTTTGATAGTAACTTCCCTGTTGATTTTGGTCTTATGAGAGAACCTGCTACTTCCAGTAGTTGGTTGACTGGTGCTCGTCTTACAGGCGACAAACGAATGTTTACAAATTCAACTGCAGTAGAGGCTAGTGATAGTAATGTAGTTTTTGATAGTAATGTTGGATATTTTAAAGATTTAAATAGCGATAGACAGGCATGGATGTGGAAACGCCACGCTGGGTTTACAATCTCTACTTGGAAAGGGGACGCAGTTTCAGGCCGTCAAATCGCCCATGATATGAATAAAACTCCTGAGTTTATGATTGTGAAAAGTAGAGGGTATGCAGATGGTTGGGTAGTTTATCACAAAGGTATGAACGGCGGCACTAATCCTCAAAATTACTATATGCAATTACAATTAACTACAGCCGAAGCTGCTGGTACTGGTGCGTGGAATGATACTGCTCCTACCAGTAGTCATTTTACTATAGGGAATTGGGCTGAACTTAATAGGGACGGATACGATTTTTTAGCACTACTTTTCGCCAGCGTTGACGGCATCAGCAAGGTTGGTTATTACACAGGTAATGGAAATGGTATGGATAGCAATCCTTTAACAATAACGACAGGATTCCAGCCTAGATTCATATTGATAAAATTAGCTTCTAGTGAAACACACACAAAAGATTGGAATGTATTTGATTCTGTTAGAGGTATTGGTTCAGGTAGTGACCCTAGATTGGCTCTGAACAGTAATGGAACAGGAGATAGCTATGACTTTGTTGAAGCAACATCAACTGGATTCAAAGTAGCTAACTGGACTGACGTGGGTGCAAGTGGTTATAAATACATCTACTACGCCCATGCTTAGTGCTGGCCGAACAGGTCAGGGATAGACAGTAGGTTTATAATTTGAGGGCAATGTATTATTTTTATGGCTGATC